TCTTCGTTATCGTCAATTACTAATTTATAAATTGGTAAATTTTCCATGTTATCCTATTTTTGAATTATTACTTAATTTGTTTACTCTTTCTGTTACTGCTCTACTTTCACTTTCTACTACATACGCTTTCATAGGTGCTGCATTTCTTTCACCTTGCCCTGCTACTGATCCATCAGGATTTAATTGAGTTACTGTATTCTGTGCTGTTAATCCTTGAGGTGGTTGCCCTCCACCGCCTTGACTAAATGAACCTAAATTACCACCACCACCGCCACCAGTTGCACCTGCACCGCCACCTTCAAACTTTGTTTTTGCAATTACTGCTACCCTTGCCAATCCACTTGCTATTGCTATTGCAGCTGCTATGTTTGCTCTAATTGGTGCATCAGGAGTTGGTATAGTCATTTGACTTGCATAAGCTGACTGTGCTGCTTGATATGTTTCAATGGTTGCCTGTGCTAATGATGCAGCCTTTTTAATTTGAAACGCTCTTTTTTGGCTTTCTTGACTTTTACCTGCAAATGAATCAGCTAATGATTGAATTGTTTGTAAGCCTTGTAAAGTTAATTGAACTTCTTGTTCTTTTGCCTTTTTTAAATTTTCTTGTTTTAATTTTTCTGATGCATCTTCATCTAATCTTTTTTTGTCAGCAATATCTTTTAACCTTTTTAATTCTGCATCAACTTCATTATTATATTTTTGTTGCTCTGATAATCTAAAAGCATTCCATGCTGCTATTTCATCAGGTGTTGCAGTTCCTAATTGTATTTTAGTTGCTAACTGTTGCTCTGCTATTATTTGTTCTTCTTCGCCATATTTATTATTTAAAGCATCTATTTCATATTGAATAAATTTAGCTTGTTCTTGTCTCCACTTTTCAGCAGCTGCTATATCATCTGCTAATTTTTTATCACGTCTTTCTTTTTCTTTTGCCGCTCTCTCTTTTGCTTTAGCATCAGCTTCTTTTCTTTTTTCCTCTTCTGCTTTTAAGTCATCTGTAACTCTTTGACTTTGTAATACACTTCTATTTTGAATTAATTTTAAAATTTCATCATTATATGATTGTTCATCTTTAATTAAAGCATCTTGTTTTTCTTTTAATTCTTTTCTTTCATCTTCATCAGCTTTTAACCTTGCTGCTCCAATTTTATCTATCTGTAATTGAGTTTCACGTTGTAAATTTCTTAAATTATCAACTCTTTCTCTATATTGCCTATCTTCTAATTCTCTTGTTTCTGCTAATGTTTTACCTCTTGCTTTTGCTAAATTTGTTTCAAATGTTTGAAAATTCTCTAAAGAATCTTTTAATCTTTTTAATTGATTAATTTCTGCTTCTCTTTCAGCAATTAATTTTTTTTCCTCTTCAATTGCACTTTCTTGAGACTTAACTAATAAATATATTCCAGCTGTTAATGCTGCAACTGCTGCTACTATTGCACCTATTGGATTTGCTGCTATTGCAGCGTTCCATAACCATTGAGCAGCTGTTACAATCTTAGTTCCAATAGCTGTTGACTTTAACATTGTACTTACAACCTTCAAACTATCGCCCATGCCTGCAAGCCCTTGAATACCTTGAGCCAAAGCCATTGCAGATTGAACTTTTGCAAGTGATTCATTTAATGCTTCAGATTCACTTCCAAATAATTGTGCTGCACCCTGTGCTGCTGCAAATCCATTTGCTATTCCAGCTCCTAAGTTTGCAAATGCCTGAAATTTAGCTTCAGGCTTTAACATATCAATTGACTCATTTAAGTCATCAATACGTTCTTTAGTTCCTGCTAATTGGTTTCTGATTGCTGCAAATTCCTTAGTACCTTCTCTACCTGCTGCTGCAAGTTCAAACATCTTATCTTCTAATATGTTAAATTGCTCTCTAAGGTCTTTTGCCGAGTTTACAGCTCCTGCTGTTTCTATATCTATTTCAAATGTAGTCTTTGCCATATCTTTTAAGTACCAATTATGAGTAAACTCGTATTTCTATTGTTGAATAAAGTAATTGCCCATCTGCTGCAGTTCCTGTTGAATCGTAAGTATAAACATTTACTTTATCACTATCCTGTCTGTTTGTTCTTATTTCACCAGGTTGTGAATTACTACAATTTATAGTAGTCTTTTTAAATGTAAATTCACCAATTAATGTGCCTTCATATTCACCGGTGTTTGTTCTTAACCATGTAATGCCACTTGTTAAAGTGTTTTCTAAAACATCCACAATTGGATCACTTAAACCTGTTTGTGATAATAAAGCTATGTAATGTTTATAAGATACATTGTTTAATGTCTTAATCCCGTTATTGTAAGTAACGTTTGATTCTGTTACTGTTATTCCGCTGCTATTGGTTACTGAAACATTTGAAACACCGCCCAATATTGTTACACCTGTACTCGCTAATATTGAAACGTTTTTACTTCCAACTCCAATTACATTTGATTCACCGCTAACAATAACTCCATCTCCACTACTTACTATGTTATTTCTGCCACTTACAATAGCTCCATCTGCTATTTGATTATTGTTAAAAGTAGTTCCTAACCTTGCTGTAGGTGCTGGTGTTTCTGTATCTAAATCTTTAACACCTCCATTTATATCAACTCCAATGTCATCAACGTAATCAGGCAAAGTCTTTAATTTAATGAACTCACATTTTGTAGGTTGATTGTTTATCCTATCGTAGTCAATAATTTTATTAAGTCTCCAATAGTCATTTTCAAAAAAGTAAGTATCTCTAAAATCTAAGTTTTGAATGTCAAATTCATTTAATAAAAAATAGCCTGTAAATATTTTAGAATCTTTATCTGCTATTTGTTCAATGTAATCCCTCCAATATTTATTGTAAAGATTGTTTCCTGTATATTTTATTGGTGTGTAATAAACCTGATAGGGAGTTCCAAAGTTTAAATCAAAAGTTGGATTATTAATATCGTCTAAATGACCAGCGTAAGGATAATCACTTCTAAAAGTTGTGCCGCTTGTTGCTATGTGCTGCCATTGAACATTAGTTGTTTTAAGTCCTCCCCAATATAATAAACGAATGTTTGATTGTGTTGGCTTTATAGTTCCGTTTGAATCTAATGTGTAAATTTTAGATATTACTCTATCATGTCCAATTGTATCAACTAATGGAGTAGGACTAAATATAAGTTCAGTTCTAACCTCACCTTTTAAGAAATCGTTTAATATATCGTATTTCTTTTGCCCGTATATTTCATTGTAAGTTGTTTTGTAGTTACTGTTAAAGTAATCAGTATCTTCTTTATAACTAAACACATAAGATTTATTATTTAATTCGCCTAATGGTATTATTTTAGTTTCTTTTGAGTAATCTAATTTATCAGTAAAGTCTTGAGTAGTTCCGCTGCTATAAAACGTAGGTCTTGGCTCTATAATTAGTTTATTTGCATTTCCCTTATCTACTTCTACAAATAGATTAAAGGCTTTTACAATTGAATTAAAAAACTCACTTTGTTTTATTTTATCAGGCAATACTGCATTTACTTCAACATCATCATCTTCTTGAATGCTTGTATCTGCTAATGCAACAGAAAAATAACTATCCTGTAATATATTTAATTCTGCATAACTATTTGTGCCTACTGTCTCTCTTACTGTTCCAACTCTGTACAATGAAGGTGGATTAAATTGAGTTCCTGCTGTTTTTCTTATTTTAACTTGTATTGTATCATCTTTTTCTAAATAAGCGTTAATTGATAACGTTCCCTCACCTGTTAATGAAGTTGTGCCACTTGATATAGTTAAAGATGTTGCAACTTGATTTAGGATATTAAAAGAATCACTTAATGGATTTATTGTAGCGTATGGTTGTAAACTTATTCTTCTATTTGCTATTACAACTTCTTGCGCTCCTTTATTCGGTGGATTTTTAACTATTAAAACATCTCCTACTATATTATTATCTGTGCTAAAGCTAACTGTTGCCGCTGTTGGATAATGTTTTACATTAGCTCTAAAAAATGCACTTATCGTGTATGTTCCTGCTTTCTCAATTGTAAATGTTTGGTAATTACTTCCACCATCCTGATCACTAAAGTTATTTCCTGCATCATTATTAGGTACTGTTGTTTTGTCTTGATAAATTAACCTTGTTGCAAATTCACGTGATCCATCACCTAAAATAGGGTTTTGATTATCCTGTTTAATAGTTTGAGTAGATGTTTTACTTGCTCTACCTGTCCTTTCAGTTACTTGTTGATTAGTAAGTTTTAAAGCTGAACCACCTGAATAAGGTATAACTAATTTTTTAAATATCTCACTATTGAAGAAAGTTGATTGATATGTGAATCCTGCTTGACTAAACATTTTATCAATTATAGTTTTTACAAATAATGCAGGAAACATGTTAGTAACATTAAACCTACTGTTTATTTGAAATCCATAATCAATCATAGGGTAAACATACCCGTTTGTGTTATTCCAACTTAGTTGCTGATTGTGCAAAGTATATTTGTGATTATACTCACTAAAATCTAAATCACGTAAATACTTATTATTAAAGAATTGATATACGTTTTGAAGCTCACCAAAGAAAGCCACCTCATATTGTATCTCATATTTATCAGTAACATTAACATTTAGCAATTGACAAATGCCTTTAAACTGTGTTGCTTCGTTATAAGTTATTTCTGCAATAGCTTTTAAGTTCGGGTTAAAATTTGGAGTAAAGTTAGTAGTGCCTGTACTATTAATGACTGCATTAACATTCCATATATTTGAAAACAATTCATTGTTAAAAGTAGTGCCAGGTAATACAACCGTTTTGCTCCATGTTGTATCACGTTTCTCAGGCTCACGTATATCTGCAATATTAAAGTTAAGAGGGATTGAAACTTCATCCGTTAAGTCTATTTGCTCGTTATTGATATAAATTTTAGTTAAAATCATCTGCGTTGTCTTTTTCTGTTTTGTGAATAGGTAAATGAAATAACTAAGTTAAATAGTTGCTGACTTGCTTCGTATTTAGTCTCGTAGTTTGCATTCGTGATATTAACTGAAACTAAGTTAGCCCCTTCATAAATATAAACATCAGGACTTGTTACAAGTTGCTCTAACCATATAGATTCTAATTGAGTAATCCAATCACTATTGATAGTAATCGTATCGTCTAATATAGTTTCATATTGGCTTAAACCTCTGCTTGTACGTGAGTAGTTGTAGTTTGTTCCACTCCATTGATTTGGATTGCTTTTGTAAGTATTTCTCTTTATGTTAGTGCTTTTTGTCTTTGCACCGGTGAAAGTGTAATAATCGTACTTACCATAGTTATTCATGAACTTAAATCGAATAGGCTCGTACTTACTGCAAATTTCACCAGGATATATTCTTATTGTCTCACTTACTACTGTTCCTGCACTATTCTTTATCTTAACTTCATAATATTCCCAATTAGTAACGAATATTGGTAAGCTACCAAATGATAAATCAGGATTTGTTAAGCTATTAATCCAATCATAATCCACTCTAACATTAATAGACCTATCAGCTCTATTGCTTAATGCAGCGTAAGGATTCTGCACCCTAACTGTATTAAACACAGTACCTTCATCATAATAAGTTACTATCTCTAAGTTATAACCTTCATTAACTGAATCTGTCATAAATCCAAAAGCCATTTTTTCACCGGTAATAGTTTTAAATGTAGGTTGATCAGTTAAGAATTGACTTGATGTATTTTGAAGTACATAGGTGTTTGTAGCAAAAGTTAAAAAGTTATTCGGTTCAAACACTCCATTAAAAGCATAACCGCTACTTGAAGTTAGGTTTGTGTAGTTAGTAATTCCACTACTTGCCCCGTATTGCTCACCAAATTGAACGATATAAGATGCTATCGAGTTTCCACATTGTTTAAATGTAGTTGTGTTATCTTCAGCATCACTTGTAAGAAAGTTTTGTATTATTCCGCTTACATCAAATGTCCCGTATCCATTATTTGGATTCTTTCCCACTTCTAAACGTGTGTAATCACTTGAACCATTTACATAAATATCTGCTATGTATCTGAAATTAGATTGAGCTACATTAGTAGAACTCAAAGTAAATATCATTTGATTATACGCTGGTGCGTAGCTGTTAGGTGTGTTGTATAGTGTTAGTGCCATTATGGTTGATAATCTTTTGCTATGTCTTTTTCTAATTGTGGAATCTCTATTGTTAGGAATTTCTTTCCTTTATACCCAAAACGTTTTATAGTTCCGTTCTTTAATATGTTAGTAGCTATTGCATAACTCAATGACCTTCTTTCTTCTTGAGTGTTTGCTATTTTTTGTAGCGCTGGTTTATTATTAATCCAATCTAATATTCTTGGTTGTAACTTTTTTCTCTTTTCTTTTGAATATCCTTTTGGCTTAGTACCTTCTTCGAGGTCTTTCCAATAATCTTCAATTTCAATCGTAATCTTAACTATGTTGCCATTAACTGAAGTTGGTAGTGGTGTAATGGATTGCATTAAATTTCCACTTGCATCAAATCCAAACTTAACAATGTTATCTTTAACTCGTTTAATGAATTTTAAAACGGATTGATCAACAGTACCGCCTTCTTCAATTTTATTTATATATTCATCTAATACTTTTGATATTTCATCTTTTAATACCCCTGTTGCCATTTGTTTCTGTCTTTAATGTAACTTAAATAGTTTAAAAACGATACCACATTCATGTTTAAAAAGAAATCCCACTTTGTTCTATCCTTACCGCTTAAATTGTCAAGTGTAACATACCAACTCCAATAATCTAAGTGTTTTTGTTGTTCAGTTCGCTCTGTATCAACTCCCTCGCTTCTTTCATTTGATTTACCAAATAATCCTCTATACTTGGATACAAACCCTCTATAACTTTGCAAAAAAAAACACATAAAGGATAAACTATTCCAACATTCATGCTTTTGATATGCTCAACCCTTTGAATGTAATCCATTTCAATTTCTTTGTACTTTAACCAGCTTATTTTATAAGGCTTCACAAACATTGCTACTAATTGTGGCAAGTTGCTAATTATACTTTCTTCGCTTTCTGTTAACTTAGCTAAACTGATAAAGTCTCCTGCACTAAGTTTACTAATGTCATAGTTTACAATCCATCTATACCCGTTATGCTTAAACATCTCAACTGCCTTAGGAAACTCCATTTGAAAAATAAAGTTTACTGACTTGATAAGTTCTTTTAGTTGATCTATTCTTATTTTCTCAACATCGGCCACAGGAATATCAGCTATGATTGAAATCACTCTAATTTCTCTATCGATAGGGTCAATATCCTTATCTTTAACAATATCGTATATCAATGGAAACTTATCTATTGATATTTCATGCCATGTATTTGGTATTGTAATTGTCATCATATTTAAAAGTACCTTTGTTTTATAATAGTGTGTATCTGCCTGTTTTGTATTTAGTGTAAGCATGGAAAGATAAGCATGTAGCCATAACACCATCGTCATGGAATCCTGAAGGTGCTGAATACTTTATTACTCTGCTTTTAGGGTTGTATTCATAGGTAAACATTTCAAGTTCTTTATCTAACCAATCCACATTTAAGAATTTAACCTCTTTGTTTTGATTTGCCACGATTAAACTTTCAACTATTTCCTTTTTGCTCTGATTTGTAGTAACGAATGGTTCAATAGTACAGTAACTTGCACATTCTTTTTGCAGCATTTCAAATATAACATCACCAATTGAGTTAACCTCAACTAATGCAGTTTGGACAAAATTTGTCCTTAATCCTTGCGCTATATTCTTAACTATGCTTTGCCAGTCAGTATGTCTCCAACGTTCAATGTAGAACTGTTCGCCTTTTTCATTGAATATAGATAGCACTGAGTAATCGTCTGCTCTGCCTAAGTCAATACCGGCAAATGCTCTACCATTTGCTTTACTGTCGACAATTTGTCGATTGTTGAATAGTGTTGCAGTGCCATCAACAAACTCCGCTAAGTATTCTTGCCTAAATACCATGTCAGGCAAAGTAAGTTTAGCATCGTCAATCTCTTTTGGATTAATCATTGGATTGTGATACGATGTCATTGTAAATGACTTGTACTGCTCGTTTATCCCATCTAATTGATACATTTTATAAAAATGGTTTTTACCTTTTGGAGTGCTTATTAATAAAACCTTTTTGCCTTTTACCAATACTGTGGCCCTTAATACTTCAGTCCATGCTTTCTCATCCATAAATGCAAACTCATCACATACCAAGTAATCGAATGTGAAACCTCGCATGTTATCGTATCTCTCAGCACTAAAGAATTGAATTGTTGAACCTGTGATGTATTCAAGTACTAACTCCGATTGATTAACCTTTCTGTAAATTTCAGGTCTCTTTGCAAATGCCTTAAAGCAATCGTCAAATACTTTTTTAGATTGTTTATAAATAGGACTTACCCATGCTATTCTAATGCCTTTATTATTTAAAGCCCAAAATAACATTTGATTAATAGCTAATAAAGTTTTACCAAACTGCCTACCTATGTTTATAACGTAGTATTTGTGGTTTTCTTTATTTATGCTATCATGTATTTTCTTCTGATTCTTGTGAGGATTGTATAGTACTGCTTTCGCCAAAGTCTGCTGTGAATTTCATGTTTCCTGTTACTTTTACCTCGTGCTGTTCAATGTATCCACGTTTCTTTGCTCTACATTTTAAATAGAACATTGTACTTAGCGGATTGCCTTTTTTAATTTGTTGATGCAATGCAGATTCAGCAAAGTCCAAAGCAACATTCTCAAGTTCTTTTACTGCCTTTTTATATTCTTTATCTTCTTTTAACCAACGATAATGACTATCTCTACTTATTCCTGCTTCAGCACATGCAGGTGTTATTATACCTAAATGTTTCTCTAATGCAGCTAATAATATCTTTTTAGCTTCGACTGTACGAGTTTGTAAGTTATTTTCTTTCTTTTCAGCCATTTTATTTTATAAAGTACCAATATATCTATCTAAATACCATTTAGCTTTTAAAAGGTCTTCTTTTGTCTTAGTGAGGTCTTTTTTACCTGCTCTGCTAATATACTTAACTACATTGCCCAAATGAAAGTTTAACTCCCATGCTTCTATTACTTTAATAGCTTCATAGGTTGTATCTCCACCATAGTGTTTTGGGTTATTTACTGTTTCCATTATATTACAATAGTTTCATTTGTTTCCAAATTAGTAATTGAAATAGTTTGTTTTTCCATACCTATTAATATAATTACATTTTCTGTATTATATGCTTTAACAAATTTATCTTTTAATTCTTTAGTTTGTTTTGTAGGTATATTATATTTTAAAAATATTGTTATCGCTAATTTATTTTCCATCTTTTATAACTGCAAGTAAGTATTCAAGTAATTGTTTTCTGCAATCCCCACAACCTAAGTTAAAAGGTTTGTTTCCACTCTTTATAGCTAACTCATTTAGTTCTGTCCAATTAAATGTAGGTGAGTAGTTTTTACCCATCTGCTCCCATTTGATTAACTGCTCTGCTATGTTTTGTGGAATCATAATAAGTACCTATCGTTTATCTGTTCAATTAGTGATGCCAATAAAGCAAAGGTAAAAGGAATAGTCAATAAATCAAAATAAGTTGTAAAGTTTATTAGTTGGTAAATTAAGAAGCTCCAATAAGTTAAGCACAAAGGACAAGTAAAAGGTTTTCTCATTAATAGTTTTGGCTTAGGAATGTATTTAGCCAGTATGTAAGTAGTAGCGAGTAGTTGTATCATTGATTTATGTTTTCGTAGTATAGTCGCTCGTTTATTTCTTTTATTAAGTCATAAAATTGCTGAGGTGTTAATCCGCTTTCTAAATACATATTTAAAAGTGCAAGTTCCATCAATATGTTTTATGTGGATTAAATGCCATTTCTTTTCCTGTTAGGTTTTCAAATAGCTTATCTAATTCATAAATCAAAGAGTTACGTTGAACATTTAAATCACATGCTTTTTTTAAAATAGCATAAAGTTCTTCATTACCGTTATATTTTTGGTAAAATTCATCATAAGTCATTCGCCTTATTTTATAAAGAGCTTCCTGATTATTCCACATTTTTAAATCAACTGTAATCAGTTTGTCTATTAAGCTGCCTGGTGTTTCCATTATAAAGTTTTTAATCCATCGTTTTTAAAATATGATTCTAAATAACTATTACGAACAGATGTGTGAACAGTTACATTTGAGTTAAGGCTTGGCATTGATTGAAGTAAGCAAACAAAAGCCGAACTAATTACGTGGCATTCTTTTGCTCTTTCCATTATTGTTAATGCTTCAAATAAAGGTACATCCTTTGGTATTCTTACAATTGGTAAGTTAGGTAAGGTTTTTATTTCATATCCTCTTTGCAAATCGTCATGAACAAAAATATATTCATTATGGCTTGAAGCGTAATTGTTAAAATGTTCAAGTTCTTTTTTTAAATCCCTTTTAACTTGAAATTCCTTTCTTAACTTTTTATCATATTTTTTATTCTCAAAAAAAGCATCGTCACCTATTTGATTGTAAAGTTCATAACCTTGTTGATCTAAGTGAAAATCCTCTTTGTCTCCTACAAAATTATCTATTGCAGTTCCAATTTCATTTTCATTATCAATTATTAAAAGTTCAATTTTATTTAAACCTTCATACATTCTCTTTACATTTTCTGCATTATGTCTATAACATAAAATAAATATAGTGTCGTATTTTCTTACATCACGTTTATAAATATGCCTTACTAATCCACAATGTACTATGTGGTCTCCCATTCCTAAATGATGTGCTATTAATTTATTCATTTGCCCAAAAAAATATATGTTTATAATCTGATTCTATTTGTTTATATTCATCTTTATACTGGTCATAACCATTTAAGAATTTAACTGTTGGTGCTTCATACCACCCAGCAGCTCCAATGTGTCCGCATGTATCGTTTGTTTGTCTGTAAACTTCTTCAACGTTTTCCAATGGTTCATCAATAAAAGTATTTCTGTAACCACTTAAGAAAGTATTTGGCATTCCTAATATGTAATGCTGAATAATAGATTCAGTTCCATGTTGAGCGTAAATAGGATAAATTTTAGCGTTCAATGTTTCCTGGTCAGTTCCTTTTATTGAATAGTCTCTGCTATCTAAAACAGATTCTAAACTTTGAAACCTATCTCTAAAGTGTTGGCTCAGTCCTATCATGCCACCCATTAAAGGTATATTGTGAGATATACTATCTGTAATAGCATGTACTACTTTTGGAGTATTTTCCCATTCTTTAACCATTTGAGCTTCTCTGTAAGTTAGTGGGCTATCAGTATCTCTGCAAATTATTCTTTCAACGTTAGGCTCAAAAATAGGCAATAACCTCCATAACATAGCTTTACACAATGGTTCTTCAGGTAATACTCTAAATCTTACTTTGTAAGCCTTCCACCTATTAAATAGTCTTTCATACTCGTTATAAGTCTTTTCATCAACGCAAATATGAATGTTCCAGTCAGGATACAAACAACGAGCAAGGCGAATATTAATCCACATGCCACGAAGATAGGAGCTAAAATCAAAGCAATTGTGTTCTGTTTTACCATAGCCGAAAAGTGAGTAACTAATATATTTCATTTATTGGAAACGAATTTATAATAATAAAGTATTTCATCAATGTGTACTTCTTTCTTTAAAAGTCCACTTTTATGTATTTGTGTTGCCCAGTCAGTATCTTCGCCAAAACTTATTTCTTGAAACTTAAATTGTTTTGCAATACTTGTTTTAATTACATTTAAGTGGTTAGGATAACGTTCATAGGTTATTACATTTGCAGTTGTTCTGTATTCAGAATATCTTATTGAATGTTCAAATATTTTAGGATCATGTCCATCAAAAGTAATAACACCCTTTAAAGATAAACAGTCAGGTTTACTTTGTAATGCTTTTAAAACTAAACGAATATAATCGTTTGATAGTTTATCATCATCATCTATAAAACAAACATATTCACAACTTGCTTTCTCTAATAACTGATTTCTTTTCTCACCTATGCTTTTACCTTTTGGAGCTTCATCAATTAATACCTCAACTATTCCAAAAGCATTCTGCATTTCTATTTGAAAGTTAATATCAAAGAATAGTTTATTAAACTTTTCTGCTCTTTCAGGCAAAGTAGGTATTAAAATAGAAAGTATCAATTAGGATAAATTATTAAATGTTTAGGTATATCGAAATGATTTGCTTTTCTTTTTAAATATGTTTCGTAATCTTTTTGGTTTACTTCAGGTGCTTCAGTCTTTTGGTATTGAGTATCAAACTCACTTAATCCCCATGCTGGATGCCTATGGGTAAATAAAAGTTTTTGGTCTCCTTTGTATTCATATTTACCCAACATCTTTGCTACTTCAGTAGCTTCCATGTCGCACCACAAAGATACATAGTCAGGATGGTAAATGTAATTAAAACGATTATAGTAATCTGCACCCATTATACTCATAGTCATTAAATTACCTCTTTGATAGCCATCCGAGTAATGAAGAACCTGGTCATAATTGCCTTTAAAATCCTGCCTAATAATTTCATCAAATCCTTTTATTTCAAAGTACATGTCATCTGAAGTATTGATTAATATTTTCCAACCTTCAAATATATCCATGTCTCTGTTTATAGCATCTATTTTATTTTTTGAAGTTCCACGAACAATAAACACATTGTCGTCTGGATAACTGAATCCAAACATGCTTTCATCATCTTCATCAATACTTACTAAAATAGTGTAATTCATTGAGTTACATTTCATTATGATATTCTCAATTGATTTCTTTGCCTTTAGTGGTCTTGAGCGTGTTGCTAATTTGAAGAGGATATGTTCATTCACGATTCAAAGTTATAAAAGATTTTTTCACTTTGCAATTCCTTTATAAATACTTTTCGATTTTCTTCTATCAACTTTGCTTTTTTGTATTCAGGTATGCTTGATTTATGTTCAATGTTATAATCCATAGCAAATAAATATTCTTTAGTTCGTGATAGTTGTTGATATGGAGCGTAAGTGAACCCAGCTTTGTAAATTCGATTTGAGTATCCTGCATGTTCAAATCCATACTGCCCGTATTCAGGATTCATGTAACCTACTTTATTTAAAACCTCTTTAGTTAAGAACATAAACACACCTCCACAATCTTGATATATTTCTATATCGTTTTTTATTATAATTTTATTATGTATTTTAGTTAGGTATAATAAATGATTCTGTTTTGAGTTTATAAAGTAGTCAGCCCATCCATCTTTTACCGGGTAGCAATCATCATCAAAGAGAAAAATGCAATCGCAATCTTGCAAAGTTTTTAAATTTTGATTCTTTGAATATGCAACTCCACGATAATTTACATCTTCATGAATGTGTAAATGATAGCTTTTAGGCTTTACTTTTTCAAATTCTAATAGCCATCTATCTACATAGTCTTTTCTATTTGGAGTGGTTGTTACGCCAATTCCAATACTAAATCCTGTTTGCGTTTCTCTGTCCATGTGTTTAAATTGTAGTTAATATTCGTGTATTCTTTTAATTTTTCTGCATAGTCAATTCTCATTTGTTCACTTTCAGTAAGTCGCTTTATTGCCTTATACCAACCATTAATGTCGCTATTCTCTAAAAATATTGCAGTATCTTTTGGGAATATGTTATAAGGTTTTACGTTTGAAACTATTGCAGCATTTCCATGTGCAGCAGCTTCAAGTAGTTTAATTTCGGACTTTCCTTCAGTAAATATGTTTTTCTCTAAAGGAATTAAACTAACATCCGTAAGGTTATAGGCTTTCCCATACTCATAAACATTAATAGCGTTAATTCTTAGGTAGTTTCCTTGTTTCATTACTGATTCATAATACTTGTAATGATCGTTATCAGTGTAACCTCCTAAAACAAATTGAGCGTTATTTATTGACCTTGCTTTCCTTATTGGTATTTGTAATATCTTAACATCCTGCACATGATGAACACCTGCAATGTAACCAAAACGTGTAAATTGTGAAGGTTCTTTTTTAGATTGCCATTGTTCATCTGTAAGGTCTAAACAGTTAGGATATACCTTTACATTCTTATTAAAAGGTTTTATTTTATCTGCAAGTATCTGAGTAGTGCAAGTAACTATATCTACATGTTTTAAAATATCTTCAGTTTGCTTTACTATTTGATATTCTTTGTAAACTTTACACAAAGCATGTGAAGTTGGTAAATGCCAGTAATCGTCAATGTCAAATATCACTTTGCATCCTAACTTTTGAAACCTTTTTATTTTCTCTATTGATTTTCCATAAACATCTATTTCACGCTGATAAACTACATATTGATAGCCTTTTATCATTTCATCTGTCAAAACATCTAAATCTTCTAAAACATCACATTTAAAGTTAGTAAGGTCAGATACTTTTGAATAAGGAACTATTAATCTGTGATAGGATAACCCGTTAAGGTTAGCCATGTTCGCCTTGATTAGAATTTTTATCATTGTGCTGTCGTTTTAATTTCTCTTTTATTTGTTTTATATCATTTGCTACTGTTCTGTAAGGTATCTTTGTTTTGTCGCTTAACTTTTTTGCCCCTCCATGCTGGATGTAAAGTTTAAGAAGATTCTGTTCATAAAACTCGTTTTCTGTTTGTGGTGAGTAAGTCAAAAAATTAATTAAAGTTGAATAGTCTATTTGTTCTTCATTCTCAATAACCTCGTTTAGATTATCCACATACTGAATGAAATCAGTTAAATATTTCTTTTTAAACTTATTTGAGTGCCAGGTTCTCCAACAAACCGCCGAATAAAAGTGTTTAAGGTTTCTTATTTCGCTTAAGTCAAATTGTTTTTCAATTATGATTAAAACGCTTTCAAAATGTAGATCTTCCCAAAGATAGTGATTGTGGCAGATATTTTTTGTTATCTGTTTATAAATTCGGTTTTTAACGAGTTCATCTATCACTTATGCAAAATTAAACAAACTAATAAGAAAGTTGCAATTAAAATAAATTGAATATCAGTTTTTTTTATTTTCATTTCTTTTAGCTTCAATTAGTTTCATGTATAGTTTCCAATTAAAGTTACCTCTTACTTGGTTAACCTGTGTTTTCTTTACCCACCATTCAGCTTGGCTAATTAGTGAAGTCATGTTGTTTTGTGTTTTCATAATAGTTGTAATTGTGTTGTTTTTGATTTATTTATTATTCCTAATGCAGTTTCAAATATTGTTTTACCAACTTCAAAATCTACAAGGTTTCGTGCCATTTTAGTTCTACTTTGTTCGCCTTTATATTTAGTAAAGTCATATTGATGAAATTCACAAAGTTTTTTAAATTCATCATTTGATTGACCACACATTATACCTCTCATACTTCTTTCAGCAATATCTAATGGTAATTTAAAATTGCACCAATATAAATGTCTACCTCTTTTTTGTGCTTGTATCAATGGCTCATAATAAGGTATTACATTTTCTATACAATATTTACCTTCAAAATGATGTTCTAAAAATATAACTTCCTGATATAACATCATATTTGGATATTGTGGAATATAAAAATCTTGATTCTTTTGTGTAAATCTAACCTTTGAATGTGTTGGACAAGGTGGTGAACTCCAAATAAAATCAAATTCTTTGTAATGGTCTAACAAATATTGATGAGCATCGGCTACAATTACTTTATCATTTGGAAAACGCTCTTGGTATAATCTTGCTGCTTCAGGGTCAAGTTCAACAGCTGTTACTTCAATATCTGATTTAACTTCATTCCATTTGTAACGATTACCACCTAAACAAGCGTATAAATTTAGTATTTTCATATTTGTCATTAATAATTTTAATTATTTGATATTCTAATTGTTTTGATGTTAACTAAGTCGCTATAAATATTCGCTAAGATGTAAGTTATATTCATAACATCATTTTAAATTTAATATTCTTCATCAACAGTTAAATCAACTGCGTATAACTTCCCATCTTTAAATATAAAATCTCTCATTATTACTTTACTTATCTCTTTTTCATTATCTTTATCAATACAAATGTAATCACTTACGTTTGGAATTATTGGTGAAATAAATTCTGATTTTTCATCATTAGATATATTATGAATTATTAATTTATACATCATTTTAAAGGTTTTAAGTTATCGTATGTTTTACCCTGCTCTTTTAGTTTTAAAGTTAAGAATATTAAAGCCTGAGTTTTAACGTAAAAATCAAATGTTTTGTTTTCTCCAAACTTAACTGAATTAATTAATTGTTTGTAACCACTTTCATCGTAAGTTTTAACCCCTGACTTGTTAATATACTTATTGTATTTAATCTTCGCTTTTTTAACTAATATTTCTTTGCTTTCATCTGAAAATGAAATTTGATAATGTTCATAAAGGAAATCATAAATGGAAGGCAAATGTAAAAGCGTATCGTTATGGTTGTAAATAGTATCAAACCTTTCAGCTCTTTTTTCTTCGCATATTTCAAAAAAGATTTTAGCCAGTTCCATGTTTTGGTCAAAGAACTTAGTTACCGGTGTTTGAGTTGTTTGTATTTGATTCTTATTCCATTCCTTCATTGCTTGTTCACGTTTTAATGAACTCATATAACCTTTTATGAATTTTGTAAAGGTAACAGTACCGAATCCAACAAAGTCCCCAAATTCGTTGCTTATTCCTGATTTAAAAGCATTTCTTAGTTCACTTAGTGTTATACCCTTATAATGTTCTAAAACGTAGTCATAAATGAATTTAGAAACGTTTTTGAGCTGATCACTTTCTAAAGCATATTTTTTATTCTCACCTGATAATTCAATTGTCTTTATTATTTCTGTGAAAATAAGTCTAAGAGCTTCGCCACGTTCAATGTTTATTATCTTCTGCTCATTTTTAGCTGAAACATAAATTTTAAGATGTTCAGGCATTTTGTTTAGGGCTTCCATTTCTAATTGGTTAAAGCCAACTGTAGTTAAGTTACTCATAGTTTATTCCAGTCTGTATTGTTAATTGTATTTTGAACTATTTGCATTCGAGTTGAGAAAGTATTGTTATCTTTTATAAAGTCTTTTTTCTCTTTTTCAAATGCTTTTTTTACCCACATATTAATAGCATGGTAATCTGATTTATATTGAACTCCTTTACTTGCTTTGTAGTCATTAAGTTTATCAAGCATCCAATTAACTTCATGTTCTAAAAATTCAGAATTAAGTTTATCATATTCAGATTGAGAAATAAATACATATTCACGAAGTTGAATTTTTTTGGATACGACTTGTACTTCTTCTTTCTCTTTTACTTTCTCTTTCTCTTTCTCTTTCTCTTGTCCTTTCTCTTGTAGGTAAGGGGGTTGCGTAGCCCCTACAGAAGGGGGTTGGTTAGGGTTAAATTGTTCATCTTTTGTTTTATCAAAGTAACCTTTTACTTGGGCATCAATAGAATGTTTTTGTGAAATATAAGCGAATTTAGCCATACCTTTTAAGTTAGGCTCTATATTCTCAAATTGCTTATTTAATAACGCATCATAAAAGGATAACCTATCTTTATCGTTTAATTCTTTTGCAACTTCAAAATAACTTCTAAAAAAGTTAATTGCTTTTCTCATTTATAGGAAATAAAAAACCCTTCGGCTTTCGAGGTTGCAGGCTCTACTCACCAAAGGGATTAAAACTTTATTACTGATGCTGCAACTCATCTTTTACAAATTTACTATTTTTTATAGCAATTTACAAATTTAATCCGCACATTTCTAAACAGTTTTTACACTTACCTAAAAATGTTTTTTTATTGTATTTACTTACTAATGTTTTTGTATTCATAAATGCCATTTTTTTTACTTTAATAATATTTTGTTTAACAAATTCATTTTTTGAAGATGGTCTAAATACTGTATCAATTGTATTTTCATTTTTAAATAATTGTCTTTGTATTTCTGACATTTTTTTTCCTAATAAATTATCTTCATTAAATTCAGCAGTTACAATTCTTAAAACTGATTTACAAAATGGTTTTAATCTATTATATTGCTCTAATGAATTTTTAATTAATTTATCATTATCTAATGCAGAAACTGAAGTATTAATACAAATATTATATTTTAATAATTCATTTAATTGATTATCAGTTAATATTTTCCAATGTCTTGTAATAATTACAATTTGTTTTTTTGATGAAATATCAAATAATGATAATTGACTATTTTCTTTTATTTGTTTAATTATATTAATTGTATGTTCCCAGTTTTCAGATGGGTCTCCTGAACATCCTATTCTTATAAATGGCATATCAATTTTTTCAATTTGTTTAACTATTGTATTTCTATGCATTTGATTAATAAATTTTCTTTCAATAGATTTACTAAAATCAATACCATATCTTTTAGCAGTTTTATAAGCATAACAATCATTATAACATCCATCTTTATTTTCTTTTAAACCACTTTCACAACCTTTAATCGTATCTAAATCCCAAATACCCCTCTCATTTTTAGAGAGGGATATAATGTTTTTATAAGTTTTCATAATCTACCTACATTTGGGAATAAGTCTTTTATTTTAGATGTATCACCTTTATAAAATACATAAACACGCTGTTCACATTTTGGATACTTTCTTGAATTTAAAGTTTTTTTAGCTGTTGCTCTTCTTGTAAATTCACTTTCTAAATAAATAATTTTATTATAAATATGTAAGCCTTGTTCTTTAAAAAATAATTCATGTTCAGCATCACTACCATAATAACCACCATCTTTATTACGACTATCTCCAGTCATTACAACAAAGAATGTATTATCATTCATAACTGATATAGCATTTTTATAACCAGCAAATAGCATATCTCTAAACTCCTCATAAGTTGATAAAGAATTTAATTCACCCTCTGGACTTTTACCATCATAATCAATATATTTTTCTACTTTATAATATGGTGGACACGAAAAAATTAAATCATATTTTTGTTTAGGTGTAAATTTTGATGTATCAGATTTTAACCATTTTACATTTGGAAAATCCTGACATAAAGCATTATTAGCATCACATTGATTTTGTCTAATTTCACTAGATAAATATTCGTAACCACATCCACCAGCAACAAAACCCATTTGAACACCACCACCAAAAGGATTATAAACACGAACTCCATTTGTAGGCATAAACATACGCACAATTATTTCACACGCAGTAGGGTCTAATACACTTGCATTACCATTTAAATCTTTAGATTTATCTGTTATAATTTCATCATTTTCTACTTTTTGTTTTGATAAAACTATATTAGACATACCTGCTTTACCTTGCCAACACCCTTCACGACTAGCGAATTTTGGATTAGGTATATTATATTTTAAACCAGCCTCTTCTAATTTTGCGTTCCAATTTTTTTTTACTTTTAACCATTCACCGCTAGTTGAATTCCATAGATTAGTCATAGCCATATGACATAATCTTTTTACTCTTACTTGCTCTTCTTTTCCATAATAAATATAAGTAAAATCACTTTTAGCTAAGTTTACTTTAAAACCAAGTGCTAAAAATACTTTTGGATTTTCTAATTTATGCTTATTAGATACAGTCATTATCATATGATAACCATATGTATTTTGGTCTATTATTTTTTGTATCATCATACTATAAATAGCTTTATCTTCTTTACCTGGATACATAGCTGATTGTAATAGACAAAACTCACGTACCGTATGGTTTACCTCATATGTAAAAAATCCTGAAAATTCGTCATTAATTTTTAAAATAATTGCTGAATGCTTTTGCATATTAGCACGAGCTGCACGATAAGCAATTTTATCTATTAATGCTAATTCTGCAACTTTTGTTTCATAACCTGAACCAATAACTGAATTAAGATGTATTAATTCTATTTTATCAGTAAATAATTGTGTTTGTGTGTTTTTCATGTTCTTTGTGTTTTTTAATTATTCCAATCCTTTGTAAAATTCTTCTCTCATATTTGAATTTATTGTGTGGTAAATATCACCGATTTTATCTAAATATTCCACATCTGTTATATTCCTTTTTTCTAATTCCTCAACTATTTTAAAGCCTTGCTTTTGCCAAAGATTAAAATCAGATTTCATCTTCTGTTTGAATTTACCTGTTAATTGTGTTGACTGCTCAACTGTTGATTTAAATAAACCAATTAATAAATGGCTTTCAAATTCAAGTTTAGCTTCATCATTCGTTAGTTGTTTTTCCATGTTCTTTGATTTTTAGTTTATAAACTTTAATTAATTCTTTTATTTCATCTAAGGTTAGTTTAAGATCGTCATTCCTCTTATTCATCAATACAACGTAATTAAATGCGCTTATTCTGTGCTGTATTTTTTCGTTATATTCTAAATGATTTCCATGCAGATGTTGGTTACAATGTACGCACTGTCCGTGTACGTTATCTTCACAAAATCTTAGATTAGGATAACGACCTACTGAAAAGAAATGTCCAGCATCATACTTAGCTCCTAATGGCCTATCACATGAAATACATGGTTTGTTGGCATCCCTTAACCGAATATACTTGTTAAAGACTATTTGAAGTAAAGCCAACCATTCTGTTCGGGTACGAGTATTCTCAATCATTACTTTCTTTTTCTCTTTCCATACCTTAGTTTCAGCTAACTTTGCTGCACATTTAGCACCACATACTACTTGAGTTGTTTTAAAAGGAGTGAAGTTTCCACCGCACTCCTTACATTTTTTATTTTTTATTGAACGCATCTAAATATTGATTAAATAAATCCCTCGCAATAGTCACTTTCTCTATCATTCTTTCCTGCACCTCTTCATTAGCTTCCCATCTTCTAATGTAAAGCCCAGCATCGGAGTTAAGAATTAAACGAGGGTCAAAAGAAATAAAGTCGCACCATTTACGGCCCGATAAAAGTAAATAGCATTGCATTTGATAATAATAGTCATTGTTTTCACTTTCAAAAGTTTCTTCATTAAAGAAAAAGTTTAAATGATTAGAACCAACAAAAGGGCATTTTATTTCAATCATTCCTTCGTCACCTACTAAGCCATCAGGACTGCCTGTTAATCCTTCAATATTTTCGCTTATAAGCAACTTTGATTCTATTACCTCATTACCTGTTCGAGCAGTGTAATATCTCTTCGCTATTGGCTCATTTTCATGCCCCCATGCAGTTGCATAGTTATCTATGCTTTGCTTAGGTTGTCCGCTTAACCTTTCGTATACCTTCTCGCGAATGTAAGTTTCTGCACCTTTACTAAGTAAGTCTTTTTTAGCTCTTGGCTCAGTCATAAGTTTCCAAATTTCCGAACCAGTGAAGTTACCTAATCTATTGTACCACCACGTAGGTGAGTAAATTTCTATTGTGCTTTCCATTTTATTTAACATTTAATATTAATTTATTATAACAAAAGTCAATAGCACTTTGAATATCGTAACCATTTAAGATTAAACTTCCAAATAATTCAAAATATTCATCTTTATATTTATCAGCCATTTCTTTCATTTTAATATCATTTTCAATTATTTTATTTTCCATTATATTGATTTTATAAGTGCAATTTCTACTTCCTTACTTATTTCGTATTTAGTTTTGATTTGCTCTAAGCTTCCACCTTTCATTATAAACTCAACAGCTTTACCGAATGCCTCTGATTTTACTTCTAATTGTGGTTTACTGCTCTTTGTTTGCTCACCTGCTGCATCAGTATCTTTGTCGGTAACTAAGCCTAAAATTGAACTTAAAGCATATCTACGAATGTAAGTAATGGCACTACCTAAAACTTGAAAATCATTCATGCCTTTTAATTGCACACCTTTAGGAATATCAGTTAAGGATTCAATAGTTTCCCCTGTTTCAACATGGAATATAATTGTTTTAACACAATCGCCCATAATAGGTTGAGTAAAGCCAAGTTCATGCTTTGCTAATAATGGATTGATAACATTAAAGATAGTTGGAAGGTCTGCATAGGAATATCCATAACCTGTTGTTCCTTTGTGAATCACTGGCACTTCTTGTTGGAATGCTGCTAAGCTTTTAAATAGTGATTTTGTTTCGTTTGTTTGTTCTTTGGTTTTCATAATTATTAATTTTTAAAATGGTAAATCATCTTTACTATCTATTCTAAATTCTTGGTGTGTATCATAACTATTTGGCTTAGTCATTACCTGATTTTCTTTTTTAAATGGCTCTTGGAATGCAGCACTGAAGTACTTTGTACCTTTTTGGCTTTCTTTAAACCATAAAGAGATTTGCATTTCTTTTCCGTTCACATTAACAGTTCCTTGATAGTCAGGTTGTTTTTCATTTGTCTTTTTAGAGTTCTTGAAGATTGCTCCGCTGTTTAGTTTAGTTTCCATTTTTCTTTTGTTTTTTATTAGTTATTGTAAATTCTTTGAATCGTGTATTGCTTTTAGAGTTGATGCACCATTGCTCATTAATGGTATAACCTTTATCTCTAATCTTAGCTAAAACTTTGTGAAGGTTAAGTGTGCCACAGGCACATTCTTTTTTCGTGATTGCATAGGCATTTGAGCCTGTTATCACTTGCCCACCTAATAAGGCATCGAGGATTGCTTGTTCTTGTGTTTTCATATTGCAAATTTAATAATTAATTTTTAACTGAATTATAATTTAAAAAATTATCTGTAATTGTTTCTAACTGATTCTTAAGTAGATAGTAATTTTCCGTTAAATTTTGGTCATAAAGTTCTGCTCTTTGTACTTCACCTAATCTTTCTGCAGTATCATAAAGCTCTGATTCAATTCTTTGAATATCATTTAAGGCTTGTAAACTTCTCTTTGTTAAGCCATCTGAATAAAATTTATTTTCCATACTTTTTAATTTTTAAGTTATAAAATTCATCTATTAAGTCCAAAAGGTCATCATGGCACTCTCCATCTTTAAAAGCCTTTCCAATTGTTACTAAGCTGAATGGCTTTTTCTTTTGTATGCCTAATCTTTTAATTTTTGTGTGGTCACCAAACGTGTAGTAATCATTCATTTTGGTTTTAATTGTTTCGGGTATTTTCATATTTTTTTTAATTTATTTTTAAATAAGGCGCTATATTTTAGCGCAAAGATGTAAGTTATACGCAACGCTAAATTTGTTCTCCAAATAAACTGTTCTGCTCATATTCTTTTTTAATAACTTTTTTACCCAACGCACAATTTAAAATATGCAATCCAACTTTAGGTTCTACGCAATTTCTTAATAATTCTCCTGCATTTATTCTTGGTATCGGTATTCCTAAATATTCACTTAATTCTTCTTTTGTACTTCTTGATACATCAATGTTTTTTACTTCAAGTGGCTCTATTTTAAAATTACTCCAATATGGGTGTCTGCCAATAATTATACTTGGCTGTATTAAATATTCATAATATGGCACAACATTTTCTATTGCCCACAATCCTTTACTCCAACTTTTCAACAATATTATTTGTTGGTATAGGCTCATTTCAGCATAGCGTTTTTCTTTTTGTGAAAAACACAACCTACTATGTGATGGACAAGGTGGCGAACTCCATATAAAATCATAGTCTTGATAATTATGCAATAAAAATTGGTGGCTATCCGTTTGTATTACTTCATCGTTTGGGTGTCTGTATTTGTATTCAGAAGCAATATCTGAATTTATTTCTACGGCAGTAACTTGGTGTTCATCTCCCCAAAGTTTTCTATTACCGCCAATCCCTGCGTATAAGTTTAATATTTTCATCGCTTAAAAAAGTTATTAAAAAAGGTTTTGTATTTCAAATTAAGTTTTATTTATAATTACCGCCCAGCGTATAACAGCGGCTTTGTGCTATTTTCCTCATTAAGTTTGTCGGCAAATTGAAGCATTGTGCAAGAGGCAAACAGACACAAAGCCACAAACCGTTATAATATAACTTGATTTTTAACATCAATGCTTTTAAACATTTTAATTAACTCTTGGCTGAACTGTAAGTTCCAATCAAACTCAAGCTGGTTATTTCCTATAAAGATTTTATGCTTACCAACTACCTGACCTTTTTTATAGAAGTCAAAACAAAAATGTGTTTCAGTATCTGTGATGAACATTTCCATTGTTGTATTGTCTAAGCTAACATTACTTATATTGATTCTATTGTAGTGAACTAAGTTAGCATCTATAAACCCGTACCAATACTCTAAGTTGTTGTTGAGTTCTATTTGATTTGCATTATTCATAATGATTCGATTAAAGATTTTACAATATTAAATTTAGTGTTGAACTCTTCAGCAGTTGAAGGTTCGTAAGGTAAAGCGAATGTTTTATAAGGACTGAAATCAATTGAGAAATCAGTAATGCCTTTATAAACTTCTAAGCAAGTATTTTCATCTATAAATTTATAGAACCTGTAATCGCTTTTTGTGTAATAAGGAAATTGTATTTCAATTTCTTTTTTTACTTTTTCTGTTACTGTAATTGTTACTTTCATTGTTTGTGTTTTTAATTATAAAGCAAATTTAAACTAAATTTCAATCACTTTAACATTCATGGATAAAAAAAAAGCAACTATTATTTAAAATAATTGCTAACTAATTGAAAATCAATAAGAAAATTTTACTACTTATTCGCTCTATTTTTAATTTTTTTCTTTTCAAAATGGCGAATAATAGCAGCTACTAATAAAGTAACTATTGAACCCACTACTGAATTATCAACCCCATTTATGAAAGCTCCGCCACCAGTTACTTCATGAACGGCCACCGCTGTATTAACTACTTCACTAACTACTGTTGTTAGTGTATCATTTACTAATTGTAATAACATTTGTATATTGTTTTAAATTGTTTAATTTTGCCTATCGTTCTTTGTGTTTTTTCATAAAAATTTCTAACACTTAAAAGCACCCCGTAAGGTGCTTTTTTGCTTTATACTATTTCTATTGTGTGAACTTCTTGATTATGTAAAAGTAATCTGTTTACTAAATCAGTTTCAGCTTTAGTGCTTTCAAAGATTGAGTTATCGCCTTTTTTATAACCCACAAGAATACATCCGAGTGAATGGTTAGCATTATTACCTCTGTGCAAAAGAACCCCATCAAATCCCTTTATATCAAGAATACGTGGTAACATCCTTTTAAACTTAGGACTTTGATTAACTGTTAGCTTATAGAAGCCTACAGGTATTGCAGTAAGTCCGAAAATCTTTTTAGCTTGGATGAAAAGTAAAGAATCACTTTGTTTTAATCCTCTGTCCTTATCTTCTAAAGTATAACAAAAGAAAACATCATTGATGAATAAACTACCAATAGTACATACATCGTTCTTTATTTCTCTAACTACTTTTAGTTTCATCTTCTATTTTTTTAGGTAGTACAGCCTCGTTTGGTTTACTATACAATTGCTCTAATCTTTCTCTTTCTAAACAATTATATAATTTAGCTTCTAAATGTTCTACTCTCGTATGAGTATGCCATAGCCACAAAACGAGTACCGCAGTTGCGCCATGTTTCTTAATTAAGTCTAATGCCTCTTTCATAATTAATTAATTGGTGGTGGTAATGGTGGTGTATAAGGGCTTAAAGGTATCTGCAACAAAGGTGCGTATTCTGTTTGAGCAATATCAACCTCATCTTGTTCACTTAAAAATAAAAAATATATCCCGTTAATATCCTGAACAAAATTAAAGAAAGTATCATGGTCAATGAACACTCCTTGTAATTGTGTTGCTTGTTCGTTTGTTACTATTCTTCCGTAATATTCCATAATTAAACGTTTATTCCAAAATATGTCATTAATGTTTGAACCCTTGTATGAAAATTAGTTGCTTCTGTGCTTGTTAAACCATCTGCTATAAAATCAAACCTATGTTGAAATGCTGAGTAAAATTCAACAGTACCATTATTATTTCTCGCACCAATTACTACTGTAGCTGTCGGTCTACCTGTTGTATTTTCATTTAAAGTTACTTGACTACCTCTTATAGATATAATTTTTTGTGTAGATGTTGTTCTTGTTACAAATATAAAACCTGTTGTATTGGTATTAGCTGTAAATGTTGCAGAACCGTCATTAACACATCCAAATACGCCATATCCACTGTAAGATGGTTCTAACATAAATAACTGCCCTGAAATCACACTACCTAAAGCTGGCTTATTGATTTGACTGCCTAAATTATTTCCTCCATAATAACCCAAAGACCCTGAATTTAAAGATAAGCTTGTTGAAGGTGTAAAGTATGTGTTAGCAAAGGCACTTGTACCATTAAATGTCATTCCATTACTCGTGTATGTTATACCCGTTGAAAACGTTAATCTATAAGCTGCGTTACTATCTACGGGGTTTATTAAATTCCATTTACAAGCCGCTGCACTGCCCCAAATTGGCAAGTACATTGCTTTCATTTTAGTGTAAATTCCATCGCTTTTAAGCCCTAAATAAAAGGTATTTATAGCGTTTTTATCGGCTGCACTTGTTATTGCTGTATTAGCAGTAAAGTAAGCTAAAGCATCAGCATCGTAAGTTACACCGCCTGCAACAGAGTAGTCACGTGGAGTTATCCCTAAACTTAACTTCATTCTGAATAAGCTATGATAGTTCCACTTGTTAAAGTAAGATTAGTAAAAACAGCATCACCAGGAGCGTAAATAATAGCACCTTGTTTTAATGTTTTACCACTTAAACCAATTGATGTTAAATAGTTTGTTGTTGTATCAGGTGCAAAGCCACCTGTTAATGTTCCTACTACTGTATCAGCTTGAACGATAAAGCAGTAATATTTTTTACCAGTTCTTGCGTTTGTGTTGTCAATATATTCACAACCTCCATTAGCTGTTAATCTTAATGCGTTT